CTCTGGCGCACGGTGGCCGAAGAACTGGCCACCTGGTGTAGCACTAGCACCAGTCGCGATTTTGAAACCGTCGCGACACGGTTTGAGCACGAAGGTGATGGATTTCTAACTATCACCCTACCCGCCTTTGGCAAAGACTTCGAAAGATGTCTCGACGCTGGCTGTGTAGCTCCTGAATCCTTTGTAGGTTATTCCTATAAAGGGGGTCTCCCTCGATTCCTCGGGGGATTCCTTGAGCTCGTGTTTGATCGTAGAAGTGGTGTTCTGCTCGACAATCCCAACATCGATTCCATCTTCGCGATACGTCAGCTTACGCTGATGTTCAAAAAGATTCTTCTTCCCTGCAGTGATGCTAGGGTTGAGGACGCGATGAGAAAGTATGTCGAGTGTGAGCAGGAAGTTCAAGCGTTCGACAGAAGTATCTCTGAAGAGCTCCTTAAGGAGTTCAAAGAGACGTCGGCGCTCCTATTCTGGGAAACCTTCGTTCATGTGGACAGTAATGTCTACAACAACGAAGTTATCCCTAGGCACGGTCCTGGGGCTACTGCTGATCGGCTCGCCGGTAACGGCAAGTTTGATCAGACAGAGTGGCCACAGAGATTGGACGACGTGTTCCCCTATGGAGAATACGGAATTCCAAGCTGGAGATATTACTATCTTCTTGACCGTGTGCACTTTCTCGAACCCGCCGAGGAGCGACCCGTAAAGGTTACTCCTGTAGCTAAAACGCTCGAGACACCTCGGATCATTGCCATTGAGCCCACTGCTATGCAATATATGCAGCAAGCTCTGATGGAACGATTCGTGAATCTTTTGGAAGCAGAAATCTTTCCGAATGGAAGGGTTAATCCTGTTTCCGGGATGATTGGATTTACCGACCAGGTCCCTAACCAGGGCTTGGCGAGTCTAGGCTCCCTTACGGGGAACCTTGCAACGCTAGATCTTAGCGAAGCATCCGATCGTGTTTCGAATCTGCATGTAATGACCATGCTAAGCGACCACAAATGGCTAAATGCCGCTGTGCAAGCTACACGGTCCATGAAGGCAGATGTGCCTGGCATAGGGGTTATCCCCTTGTCCAAGTTCGCATCTATGGGTTCAGCCCTGTGCTTTCCTATGGAG